GAACTCGCTGTTTTTATACATTTTAATCATGTAAAATCCATCAAGTCTTATCGGTTTTATGTTGCTAATTTCCTTCATTTCGATTCAATTAATTGTTTCCTTAAATCGCTTATTCCATCGTTTAAAGAATCGGTTAATATTTGTAATGTTTCTTTGTTAAAGTCGCCAAGCCCAGTTTCAATTTCTTTAATAAACATATCTATTGACTTTACCGCTAGGTTAAACTTCTGTTTCTTTTCATGCCTTAGTTCGTTTATTAAAAAAGTTGACTGGTCGCTAAATAGTTTGCCTATTGCAATCAGGATTAAAACATTGTATTGGTTTTCTCTGGTCATAACTCTTTAAAAAAATCTAAAATAGCCGAAACAAAATACCCAATCGCGCATCCGATAATTATTGAAATAAACACAGTTGCTACCATAACTCTTTAGCCCTCCCCATATTAAACTCCCACTCATCCCGCTTTGCATTATCTGAATGTTCGTAATGAAATCCCATTTTATGTTTTTTATTAAATTCTGATAAGCGATTACGGTATAGGGCGTGACGGTCAATGATACGCTGAACGCCTCCTATTTGGCGGTAGTGGTAGAGATAAACATTATCGACGCATACGCTATGGTTCTGAGCAATTACTGCATTATTTTTATGACACCCATGAACGTAATTAATTTCAGTCACAAAGTCTGGGCTAAAAATGGCTTGCTTGCTATATTGTTCGCTTTCATATCCTGTTTTAATTTCAAAAATATCATTTACAGGTAAGTCGTTTGAAATCATATCGCAACCTTTAACAGTAGGAAATACATCCGCCAAAATTACTTCCATTTTTTCATTCCTTGGTAGTAAAACAAACTCATCAGCATCCGCCACAATCACATAATTAATTCCTTTGCCCCGACACTCCTTCCAACAGTTGTTTTTCACATCTAAGTACCATTGGTCATTTAGCACTCCAGCCCTTCCAAAGTGCCTAACCTCGATGCCGAGCGACTTAGCTAATTCAATACTGCCATCCGTACTGTATTGGTCGTACATCACAATGCGTTCACAAAACTTGCTATAATGTTTGTGTAGAAAAGGAATGTAAAATGAATCATTCCAGTTTACGAAGTAGCAGATTATTCTCATTTTAATTCACGTAGTTTATATAATTCTTTTGCTTGCTCTATCGCTAAAATAACAGTTGGCATGACGGTATCATTGAAAATATTAGTTCTTATTTCAAAACCACCATCCTTATTTACATTACAATAATCAATAAAATTACTTCTATCAATTACTACTTCTATGTCTAATATTTTAACTGTTATTTTCATTATCTATAATTTTTTTATTTCTAATAAAGCATATTTTAATTCGGAATTTATTTGTCTAAATTTATTTATATGTTGGTAATCTTGGACTGATTTTATATAATTAGATATTCTATCATCAATATTTTGATTTAAAAATAGCCTAAAATCACCAACAATTATTGATGCGTAAAGGTTCCCCTCTTGAGGCTTTAATTTTATTTTTAAACCACGAATAAATTCATTAGAAGTTATTAGTTCTAAATATTTATCCCATGTATCAAAACTTAAAGATGTTATTTCGTTTATTAACTCATCTTCAAGTTTTTTGTTTTCAACTTCTATTTCTTGTACAGTCATACATCTAAATCATTAATTTTATTACTAATATCATCCGCCTCTTTTAATATTCTGTTTTTAAAATTTATTCGAGTGTCCCGAACTTCACGCTCCAAATCAGCACTTATCGCCATTGCAGATATTACTTTAACATCTGCAATAAACCCTTTTACGTTTCTCAAAATAACGTTTCGCTTCGACAACTCCCACGCTAAATGGTCGGAAAACTTTTTTTCAGTTATGTATTTGCCACGGTAGATTAATACGGTGAATACGAGTAGTGTTATTATGAGGTATGGTATCATGCTAATCCGATTAAATTACATTCTTCAAGTAAGCCTAATTTGAAATTACGAATAGAGTAAATTCTCATAATCTCACAATTATATTGTCTTGAAATTAAATCCCAACTTTTACAATTAGGATGTGTTTTATTTGTTGCGATTATAATTTTTGGTTTGTTTGGAATCTCGCTCGATTGTAAAAACTTTTCAGGAATAGAAAGTCCTCGACCTACTTTCATAATCATATCAATGAAATCATGAGTGCCTTTTAAAGTTGTTTTTTTTTGCATAAGCTTAAAACGGTTTTAATTCAAAGTACATTAATGTATTAATTAGCCACGAACAATGGCAGCCATTAACAGCTACCCTAAGTTGTTTTGTTTTTTCGTAGTTAATTTCATATTCACGTTTTGCCATCTGTTCAACAACCCACCCATTTGTTTGACAGTTAATATGCCCAACCCCTGATTGTCCCGGAATGGCCCATGACATAATTATATCGCCACCGAATGATGTAAGATTGTCGAGGTAGGCGTCTGATAAATTGGCGGGCACATGCTCCCCTACTTCGAGTGATATTACACGGCGCAACTTAACACGAATCCCGTCAACACTAGGATGGTGAATGGGTTTCGTTATATCCATTATCACATCAACACTTCGTAGCGGCACATTGTCAACCCCCAACACATCAACATACCCCGCATACCGCAACACGTTAATGTAAAAATTATGCCCACACCCCAAATCAATTACGGGTATATTTTTATCCGGCCAAAGTTTTAAAATTTCGACCATTAGTTTGTTTGAATGTTGGTGAAATATTACCCCCTCCAAATCGTATGCGCCGTTTTCCGTTTTCATATTAATTTTATTATTTGATTCGCAAAATAATTTATCATAAGCCGCTAAATGTTTTAAGTCGAATTTTTCTCTTAGTATATATTCACCATCAATTATTACATGGCACAATCCACGTTCAACATCATCACAATGTGGGTGATTTTGAGCAGCCCAAAACAATGGTTCTATTTCCCTTTTAGAAGTAATATTAAAATTCTGCTTTTTTCTACTCATGCGTACTCCTCCCTCCTCCAATATGATGACACACACCATTCTGCAACCTCACCACTTTATACCCGGCATCGTAAATCGCTTTAGCCACATCCTGTTCGTGCTTACCAAATGGTACGAATTGTTTAAGTAGGTCTAAGCGGGTAACGCCGGGATTCCAACTGAAACCGTGCCATGCGATTCCGTTGTTTTCCCAAGGATGTAGGTAGCCATAATACCTATAAAACGGTGAATTAAAACAGGTTTCATTGGTATTTACATTGCGCACATATCCACCAAAAAAACTTCTATCAAATTGACACGGATGCGGACTATCGCTATTGCACAGCACTTTAATTATTGTCGGGTCGGCTTCCATTATGTTGATGGATGCTTGAATCCAGTCGTATGTGTTGTTGAAGTGCCAGTCATCTTCGCAATGAAGGTAGTATTTAGATAACACTATTGATGCGTCTCTTCCATCGTAACCTTTTAAAAATAATTCGATAGATGAGTGTTGCCCTATTTTATTTGTAAAACTTATATTATTAGTTAAATAAATGTTTTTTGATACAGATTCAGAATCTTCGTTGATATAAATATCTAATTCATGTTTTTGTTTTTCTTTTAAAGAAAAGAAAGTCTTTTCTAATAAATCAAACCTTCCGCAGCTTGTAATTAGTGTTTTCATAGTCAATACATTTTTAAGCTCTCGTTAACTTTTTTCTTTATTTGTTCGTAGTCGTATTTAAACTCTATGCTTTTTAAATAGCTATCAAACATCTTTATGGCGTGGGTTCCGGTTGCGTGGTCCCGCCCAATGCAATCTCCAATTATCCCAAGCGGGATTTGCTCCTCGGGAAGCTCCCTACTTAATTTAATTACAACGGCTCTTATTTTAACCAGGGAATGTTCCGTGTTACCCGATCGGCCCCTATGTCTTGATTTTAAAACAGCAATCTTTATTCCAAAATACTCACACGTGAGACCAATTACATTCATAACGAATTGCTTTTGAGATTCTGCTTTTTGAAATCTAAATGTTGGGTCAAAAGTTTTTTCAACCAAAAAATATTTTTCTTTTAGTTTGGCTATTACAGTGTCAACAACAACGTTAAATACCGGGCCGCTTTTTAATATTTTTATTTGTTCATCTGTCATAATTTCAATAATGTAAACATTTTAACCCATTCACCCACACCCAATAAGTAAACATTCTTTCGCATAAAAAAGAGTGGTAAGGGTAGTGCGTAATTCCGAATTTATTTTGTAACGGTAGCGGTAATTTATGAGGGTATCCACTATTACCCATTAGTTCGGGCATTGACTTCATTACGTACATGGCGGGGGCAAGCATCTCTTTAACATACCGTTCGTAAATTTCCGATTTAGCAACAAAGTAATTGCAGTAAAATACATCATTGTAATGAGTAGGTGGCGAGGCACCCAATCCAATCTGTTTTAAAATGTGATAAAAATATTTTGAAAAATTAGGATGGAATCTATCCGCAACTTTAATTGGGTCGTGCGGCAAATGCCTTTGGAAACTCATAACATCTGGTTTATGACGTAACAATTCAAACTCAAATAATTCAGGTGTAAACTCTTTTAATGAGTGGTTGGCAATGGCAGGAATGTTTGTCCACCGCTCTTTCATCACGCTGCCAATTTTATCACGTAGCTTATACGACACTACACCAAAGTATTCAGCCCCTACATGAGCACCGCAATTAATTAATTTTTCAATTACTGAATTTTCAAAATATAAAGTACAATCAGGATTATAAAACGGTATGTATTCCGTCTCCAATAACGTTGTTTGCGTTGGGTCGAAATAGATTTGATATACTTTTAGAAATTGATTCACCGGTACAAATATAAATAATTTTCCTAAAGTATAGGAAAAAAATAAAAATATTTTTTTTAGAGGGGTATTTTTGGCAATATAATAATTTTCAAAAGATGGCCGCAATTGGTAATGATGTATTAACTCGAATCACGGGTTTTAACTTTAAACCAGGCGACTTTGCCACAACAACAGCCAATCTACCAGTAAGTATTGCCATTACAGGCGAAATAAATACCTCCGAACAGGGTGTTATTGAATTAAGTGGTGGGATTCCGGTTCCGAAAAAAGTTACAAACATTCAACAAGTTGCTAATTTGTGCGGATGGGGTTCACCAATTTATCAGGCTTGTAAAATTTTATTTCCAAATATCAGCGGAATACCGGTTTACATTTACCCTCAATTATCAAGTGTTTCTGCAAGTGCTAAAATATTGCAAATTGAAGCTACAGGTACCGCCACATCAAACGGAACTCACACCTTAGTAGTTTGTGGGCGTGAAAGTGTTGGCGGTCAGTCTTACGGTATCAACATTGTTAACGGTGATACTTCTGCTGACATTCACGATAAAATCGCTGATAAATTAAATCAGGTATTAGGCAGTCCGGTAACGGCTATTAGTACTGATTACTATGCAGAATGCACTTCCAAATGGAAAGGCTTAACGGCTAACGAAATTAATATTTCAATAAATACAAATGGTAATTCGCTGGGCATTACGTATGACGTTACCGCTACCCAAGTTGGCGCAGGTACTCCCGATGTAACCGCCTCTTTAGATTTACTTGGTAATAAATGGATTCCGTGTTTTATTAACGGTTATGGTTTAGCCTCTACCGTTATAACTCAATTTCAGAATTTTAATGGACACGCTACTATTGGAGAGAATCCAGCGACAGGCCGATATTTGCCAACAGTATTTAAACCACTCATTGCACTAACCGGTTTCATTTCAGAAGACCCATCAAGCACAACCGATGCGTTGCTTAATGAAATGACAATTGGAACAAGCCCGGCACCGTTATCAAAAGGACTATCAATTGAAGCGGCTGCAAATCACATGTTACTTTGGGCTAAGTGTTTACAGAATACACCAGAGTTAGATATAATTGGGGCTAAATGGTCGGATATGCCAACACCTGATTCTATTGGTGTTATGGCTGATTGGCAAGAACGTGATGCTATCCTTAAAAAAGGATGCAGCACGGTTGACTTAGTTGGAACTCAATACGAGATACAAGACCCTGTAACTACTTACCATCCAATAGGAGAAACTCCGGCACAATTCCGATACATCCGCAACATCGGATTAGATTGGAATGTTTACTTTACTTACAAAGCAGTTGAAGAAAGTGTTTTGCTTAATAAGGTAATTGTTAACGACGGTGAAGATGTTGCCTCAAACATACAATCAATTTCACCTAACAGGTGGAGGGCTGTTGTTATTGAGCGTGTAATAAATGACTTAGTTGCACGTGGACTTATTGTTGACGCACAATTTAGTATTGATTCGTTGACTGTTCAAATCAGCACGGTTAACCCTGATAGATTTGAAACTGCATTTGATTACAAGCGTAGTGGAGTTGTTAGACAATCAGACACCGAAGTTACAGGAGGTTTTAATTTAGGCACATTAACAGTTAATTAATAAAAAAATAAAATGGCAGTACGCGCTGGCGACATAAAAGAATTATCGTACAACAACGCTACGTTAGGCTTACAAGGCACTTTTAAAGTTAAGTCGAATGAAGGTAATACGTATGACCCTGGAGGAGTTCGTACTAATGATGATACCGCACAGGCAACCACGACCGGTGAAATGATTATACAGCAAAATTATAAACTTGGTATGTTGAGTGTTGTAATTGCTAACGATATGTCGCTTAAGACTGCCGATATTTGCGCTCAATTAGCCGCGGCGGAAACGCTAACGGTTTGGACATTTACCGTAATTAATAATCGCAGCTTCAAAGGTTCTGGAATGTTGGTGGGTGATATTGTTCCGAATATACAAGATTCAACCCTGTCAATTAAAATAAATATGGAAAGCGTTAAACCGCTATAATATGGCTAAAGGATTAATAAGCATTGAAGCAGCCACAAAGGAAGTAAACGATTGGTTAGATTATCAGGACATTACTTTAGAGCATCGTACTGGTGCGTTTAAGGGTTCTGTTGATAAAATGGTTCAGGCAATTAGTTCAGGTAATTTAATTATTAACCCTGACAAATCATTAAAGCAAACTTTAAAACACCCCATCGGTAGTGACGCTAAAGTGAGCGAGATAAATTACAAAGCATCTTTAATAGTTGCCGACCTTACTAATGCCGAAGATTCTAAAGATGAAAGTGAAATTGCCGGAGCTCTTAAATATTTAAGAGCCTTAACTGGTGAGATAAACGGAGTGATTGAAAAAATTAATGATAAAGATTTTCGTCTTTGTCAGGCTATTGTAAATTTTTTTATGTTGTAGAAATTGATATAAAAATACAAGACATTGTTCTTGCAACTGGATGGCCGCCTAATGTAATTGGCGGCCTTTTTGTTAACCGGAATAATTACCAATGTTTGAAGTACTGGCATAACGCATCAACGCGGGATAGAGAAAATGAAGATTTAAAAATGACCAAAGTTTTAGTAAAATTATTCGGGCGATAAAATGAGCGCACTGGTCTTACCTACCAAATTCACAGCGGTTGACGGAATATCCGGCCCCGCTAAAATTATGCAACAAAACTTGCATAACATGGCTAATGCTGCTAATATTGGTTTGGCAAGACAGGAACGGTTATGGAGGCGAATAGTTCCGTCAATGTCCGGGGCGGCTCGTAACTTATTGGATTACGGTAAAGCATCAATTGGTTTTGCTACAGTCGGGGCTTCAGTAAAAGGAATTACAGATTATGAAGATGCGATACAAAGTTTACAGGCGGTTACAGGGGTAAGTAACGCAGAGTTAGTTAATTTTAAAAAAGAAATTGCAACTACTGCAAATGAAACTAAGAGGTTCGCCTCTGATGTGGCTGGTAGTTTTGAAGTTATCGGTTCAAATATGTCGCAGTATTTAGGCGACCCGAAAGCATTAAATCAAATTTCAAAGGCTGGGATTACGTTGAGTAAAGCAAGCCGTCAAGAGTTAGTTCCAACGTTGGAAAATCTAACCAGTATAATGAACCAGTTTAATTTATCTGCTAACAAAGCAAGCGATACGGTTAACAGATTAACGGCTGGTGAGATTGTTGGCAGCTTAAGAACTAATCAAGTAGCGGAAGCGTTACAGGAATTTGGAGCTGGGGCTTATGCTGCTAATATTACGCTATCTGAATCCATCGCGTTGACTGAGGCGTTGGCGAAACAATTAAAGGCAGATAAAATCGGAGTAGGTGCAAGGAATATTGTTACCGTTTTAGATTCGGCAAAAGGACTAGACAAAAAGGCTCGTAAAGATTTACGTAACGCAGGTGTTGATTTGAATTTCTTAATGGATAAATCACAAACATTAGGAGCGAGATTAAAAGAATTATCTAAAATTAGCGGTGATGCGACGGCTATTACTTCTGTTTTTGGTAGAGAGAATAAAACGGCTGCACAGGTTATATTTAATCAACTTCCTACGTATGAAGCATATTTAGCTAAAATAAAAGTAACAAACGAAGCCCAAACACAGTCGGCAACAAACAGTAACACGTTAATGAATCGTGTTAAAGAATTAGGTGCAACGTGGGTTAATTATATTTCGACCAACGATAAAACCGCAAAGGGTTTGGAAATGGTTAAGGACGGAATAAAATTTGTTACTGAAAATATTGATGGGTTTGTAACGGTTGCTGTTAATGCCGTCAAGATAATGGCTGTATGGAAAGCGGCTATGGTAGCGCATAAAGTTATCACCACATCATTAAACATTGCACTGGGCATTAGTAATGCTTTAAAATTACAGTCAATCGGTTTAATTGAAGGTAATATAGTCGCAACAAAGGCAAGCGTAATTACAGAAAAGGCAATGGCCGCAGCTATAGCCGTATCAACTGGTAATTGGGCAGCTCTTAATACCGTTATTGGGTTAAGCCCTATCGGATGGGCTTTAATAGGGGTAGCCGCGTTGACCGGTTCGGTTTACCTACTATCAAAAAGAGAAAAAGAACTGCGCGAAGAGTACGAAAAACAAATACAATTAAATGCAAGTGCCGAAATTGATAAACAAACAGATGCTTTAAAAAGACAAATAGCGCAACTTGTTTTATTGGGCGATAAGTTAGATGAGGCTACTGTAAAGAGAATTAAATTTAATAAGTCAAGTTTAGACTATCAAAGGTTTCAAGTGGAACAAAGAATTAAACAAACTAAGAGTGAACAGGATAAAATGGAGTTCAGTTCTTTAGAAATTGCACTAGGCGCTTTTGGTTATCAACCGGAAAGATTTGGCAAAAGGAAAGAACTAAACGAACGAAGATACGCACAGGAAGCATCTGCAAATAAAATAGCACAGGAACAAAGAGCAATTGCTCAATTTGCCAAACAGCAGATTGACATGGGAAACATTAAACAAAAAGATTTAGGGAATATATTTAATTCTGAAAAATCAACAATGCCGGACTGGACTAAGCAGTCAAACCCTCAAAGTGATTGGGCGAAAATGCTGAATCCTAAAAAAGAATCAGGGGGATATTTCGAATACGGCAACGATGGCAAATTAGATTTATTAAAAATGTACGAAAAAATAACAGGTGGCAACAAACAACAACCTGTTAACGTAACCATTGAAGCTAAAGGGTTGCCAGATTGGTTACGGGTAAGCACTGGAAATTCAGGAACCGGAATAACACCAAGTTCAACCAAATCATTTTAAGATGGCTAAATCATGGGACTTATATTTATGCGAATCAGGAAGCGGTGGAGATTTCACCATGAATGGAAATGATTTAGCAATTGATGAAAGTGTTGCTAATGATATTTACTTAAGAATGTTTGGCGGAAATATTGAATCCGACACTAAGTCACCACGTCAAACAAATGAACAAGTTTTTGATTACTGGGGCAATACGTTTATAAACGACCCATTATTACAATTCAATTCACTAACGGAAAGGACACTAAACAAAACACCGTTAAATAGTTTTGGACGTACAATAATTGAAACTGCCATTAAAAAAGACTTACAATCTTTTCAAAGCATTGAATCTATTAATGTAGCTATTGTTAGTACTGATAGAATAAACGTATCACTTGGAATAAGAGATCGAGGAATAAGAACTTTTGCATTAGTTATAAATCCAGCAACCGGCGATTTTGATATGAGAGATTTTGACCCTAGAGATTTTTTTTAAATGAAACAAATACCAACACTACAACAATTAATAACAAGCTCCTTAACTAAGTTAGAGGATGAATACGGCGTTACTATATCGCTTGTAAAAAAAGTAGCACTACGAGCAATTGCTACAGTATGGGGCGCAGGTTTTTGGTTGCTTTATAAAACGCTTGGCTTTGTTCAAAAAAACGTGTGGGTAGATACTGCCGACCCCGAATCTAAGGGTGGGACATTAGAAAGGTTTGGACGCATACGATTAAATAGAGAGCCATACGCCGCCGTGTCCGGGCAATACTCAATAACGGTTACGGGTAGTATAGGCGCAACGATACCAGCTCAACAAACATTTAAAAGTGACGATTCAGCATTAAGCCCTGGGTTTATTTTTATTTTAGATTCAATTCATACAATGATTACAACGTCTGATACCATTACGTTGCGTGCGTTAACGGCTGGCATTGAATCAAAATTAGCGATAGGTAATACACTTACATCCACTTCGCCAATACCATTAATAAACAATCCTGTAACCGTTACGGCTATAACAGAGCAGCCATTAGCCGCTGAAACTATTGAAGATTATAGAAGCGTAACAACTCAATCGTTTCAACTTGAATCGCAGGGTATGTCGGCTGGAGATATACGAATATGGAGTAACGATGCTTCGGGCGTTGCGAAGGTTTACCCTTATACAAAATCAGGTGATTCAAATTCATTCGATGTATTTGTTGAAGCGAATATAATTGATAGCACGGACGGCAAAGGAACGCCTGGAGCGTTGATATTAGCTGATGTTGAAGCTGTAATTAATTTTAAACCAAATACAACACTACCAGTTAACGAAACGGGCAGGCGTTCGATAAATGCAATAGCTTATGTGCAAGCCATTACTCCTAAAAATATTGACATTACTATTGATGGGGGTGGATTTAGCACTACACAACAAACATTAATTACCAATGCACTTGAATCATTTGTTGGACTTGTAAGACCTTATGTTGCAGCCGCCGAACCTGTATTATTAAAAAATAGCGTGTTGAGTGAAAATAACATTAACGGGGTTATTTACGCACAGGTTCCGGGAGCCAATTACAACGGGGTTGATTTGGAAGTGGCGAGCGTTGTTGTGGCGAGTTATGAATTTTTTAATGGAGATATTCCGTACTTAAATAGCGTTACGTTTACTTAATGGCAACGGAATCAAACGAAAATATTTTTATTAAACTTGGTAAAATACTTTTACCAACAGGCCGGGCATTCAGGGTAAGCGATGGAAGTAATAAAGAAAAATTATTACGAGCATTTGCCGCTATGCAATCTGAATTTTTTAACGACACGCTATCGACGTTCGATAGTATGTTTCCTGACAATGATAATTTTACAGAAGATGATGCTGGTTTGTGGGAGGTTCGACTAGGATTAATAACCAACACATCCACTCCGCTTGCAGACAGAAAATTAGCTATTCGTCGTAAAATGGCATCACCGGGAATTAACCCTGCTAAGTCGCATTACCTTTGGTTACAGCAACAATTGAATGATGCTGGCTTTACTGTTTACGTGCATGAAAATATTTTCCCCGATTACCCTAGCGGCTTTACCCGTGTATGGCCGGGGGACTTGAATCCGTTGGTCGTGTCGGAAGTTGAGCAGGGAATGTTTGAGCAGGGCGGGGCACAGCAGGGCGGCTTTATTAATTCAGTCGTGGCTAACAGCATTTACAATGCACAAGATGTAAGTTTTGATTTTGGGGCAGATTATGGCGGTGTATTTTTTATTGGTGGCGTTACGGCTGGTTCTTACGCCAACGTTTTGGCAAGTCGGGAGTATGAATTTCGTCAACTTATTTTATCATTAAAACAAGCAAATTTAGTAGCGGTTATATTTATTAATTTTATTTAAAAAAAAACATGGCAAGATTACCAATACACTGGGGGCCAAACGTTGTAGCCCCTGATTCTGATTATCCATCTGGCAGAAGTAAAAACATTCCAAGCGGTACGCCCATGAATGAGTTAACGATGGGCGACTTTCAACAGTTCTTTTTTAAGATGTTGCGTGAAGCTGTTATAACGGCTAATGGATTGCCGGATAATGAGTATTCGGGCAATCAGTATTTTCAGGCGGCCGGTAAATTATTTAGAAAATACGGAGCCTACATACTTTTCGACAGATCATTTTCTCTTGCAAACGTTAACGGACTATTTAATACCGTTGTTAGAGTGGAGCCTGGTTCGCCAAATGCTGGAAACATTGCTTTACTTGACTCTACGCTGCAAGATTTAGACTATGGAACTGTAACGGTAGTAAACGATTCTTCTTTTTCAGTTGACATTTTACCTGGAGGTTCCGATACAATAAATGGAAGCGCATCTTTAACCGTTGCGGCTGGTGATGTTGCAGAGGTAATGTTAATAAAAAGCGACACAGATTGGGTTGTTTTAAGAAATAACGTAAAATAAAGTATATTTGTAACATGAAAAAAACAATTACATTACTACTGCTATTTGCGGTTATTGGCTTAAAGGCTCAGTTCTCAATTTACTACATATCATCTCCATTGCTTTGCCCGGGAGACACGATATCTATTTTATTCATGTGGAAAAACGCTCCAGCTCAGTGCCAATTCAACATTGCTCAGGGAGTTAATAACCAGATTCACTCAGTTAATGGATTCACATTTCACACGCTGCCAAAATCACTAATTGAAAGCGACACCATTTACATGATTAAATTTAAAACATCTAATTCATTTCAGTTGGGGATAGCAAATGTTTCTACAAACTGGGTAAACACAACTCCGATTTATTTCATTTGCGACATAGTAGGATTGAATGAAATCAACAAAACGTCAAACGAAACAAAGATATACTTCGATATACTAGGATTACCAACAGACTTAACACCAAATAAATTAATTACTGAAATAATTATAACGCCAAACGGTATTTCAAGGCGCAAAATAATAATCTCAGATTGA